CAGGTGGCGGCGGTGTGGCTGTCCCACGACAAGGACGTGGATCGTGTTCATCTGTACGACTGCGTAAAGCACGAGAGAGAGGTGCTGGCGGTGCAGGCCGAGAGCATCAAGCGCAGAGGGGCGTGGATTCCAGTGGCGTGGAATGAAGGGGCCAAGGAGATCGCGGATAGACTGTTGGAACATGGTGTGCATCTCATCCCCGAGTCGGTCAAGAACAAGGATCAGCTTGCGGAGGCTACGGCGCTGGAAATCTGGGAGCGTATGCGTACCGGTCGGTTCAGGGTCAAGGAAACGTTGCAGGACTGGCTTGATGAGTTTTCGACGTACCAGCGACAGGATGGATCGGTGCCTCTTGATACACATCCTTTGATGAACGCCACGAGGCACGCCATTGCCAATCTTGAGTGGGCGCGCACGAACACAAGAAAGGCAATCAAATACCCGAAGGTTGCGATGGTATGAGCATTCAATTACAGGTTGAAGTCCGAGAATTGCAGAAGCAGTTGGTGGAACTTCAAAAACAGGTACAGGAACTGCGAGAGGAGATGGAAAGCATGAAGCAGCCTCGCAGGAAGGGTAAGTAATGGCGAAGATGGATGAAAAGCGTCTGCTGGCGATTGTTGATGGTGAGTTTCACTCGTCGATGGGTGCCGCCAGTGGCGAGATTTCGACCGAGCGGGCAAAGGCGTGGGATTATTATCTCAGCAAGCCGTTCGGCAATGAGATTGAGGACCGTAGCCAATTTGTCACCAGTGATGTAGCGGATGTGGTGGACGGCATCATGCCATCGTTGCTTCGCACGTTCACTACTGCGGAAAATCTCGTTGATTTTGATGCCGTTGGTCCTGAGGATGTCGATCAGTCGGCGCAAGAGTCCGACTATGTAAATCACGTCTTTTTCAAGCGTAACCCCGCCTTCGAGATCATGCACACATGGTTCCTGGATGGACTGCTTCAGAAGAACGGCATTGTCAAGGCATGGTGGGACGAGTCCGAAGAGGTTACGACCGAAAGCTATCAGGGACTGACCGACGACGACCTGGCCGAGCTGTTAGACGATGATGAACTGGAGGCAGTAGAGCGGGACCAGCGAGAAGGAAAGACCATAGAGACCGTATTGACGTTGCAGGGTGAGGTTCAGCAGGAAGTGGAGGCGACGCTCCATGATGTTGTGTTCAAGCGCACCAGCAAGACGGGTCGAGTCAGAATCGAGCCGGTGCCGCCGGAGGAATATCGTATTTCGTCTGATGCGCGCTCACTGGACCCGGGCCAGGCACGGATGGTCGGGCATGAGCGGGAGGTTACGCGTTCGGAATTGATCGAGATGGGATTCGACCGAGATCTGGTTGAATCCCTGCCGAGCACATCGGACTCGGAAGATTCGTCGGAAGAGATCGCGCGTCGTGACAAGAGCGACGACGACCGTTCCGCAGAGCACGACAGCTCACAGGACATGATCGAGATTCGGGAGGCATATCTCAAGGTCGATTTTGATGGGGATGGCCGCTCGGAGTTGCGTCAGGTGATGACGGCGGGTAGTCACATTCTCTCAAATGAAGAAGTGGACCGGCAGCCATTTCATGTCATTTCTCCACACCCATTGCCGCACAAACACTTCGGCCAGGCGGCGGCGGAAAAGGTCATGGATGTGCAGAAGGTCAATTCCGTGCTGGTACGCCAGATTTTGGACAATCTCTATCATGCCAACAATCCCGGCCATGCGGTCTGGGAGCAGGCGATTGGCGAGAACACGCTCGATGACCTGTTGACGACACGCATTGGAGGAATCAAGCGATTTGAACGACCGGTGAACGAGTCGTGGCAGCCATTGTCGGTGCCGTTTGTTGCCGGTCAGACATTCCCGATGCTGGAGTTCTGGGAGAAGACCAAGCGGGATCGTACCGGCGTGTCATCGGATGCGGAAGGTTTGAAGCCGCAGGAACTGAAGAACATCCAGAGTTCTGTATTGGCACAAGCCTCCGACATTGCCCGCATGAAGATCGAGACCATCGTGCGGATTTTCGCTGAGACAGGCATCAAGTCTCTGTTCCTTCACATTCACGAGCTTCTGTTGAAGCATCAGAAGAAGGTTGAGGTGGCGAAGTTGAGGGGCCAGTGGGTCGAGGTCGATCCCCGTGAGTGGAGGACACGTCGCAACATGACCGTGAAGGTGGGTGTTGGCATTGGCTCCAAGGAGCAGAACCTGCTTCATCTGGAGACGATCTGGGACAAGCAGAAACAGATGCTGGAATCTGGTGGGCTCAATGTGACGGTCACGCCACAAAACATCTTCAACACGGCGGCCGAGTTCGTGAAGAACGCCAATCTCAAGAACCCCGAGACGTTCTTTACCGAGCCGACCGACCAGCCGCAGCAACAGCCGCAAGGTCCGAGCGCGCAGGAACAGCTTGCGGCGCAACAGCTCGAACTGCAAAAGCGTGAACAGGATCTGGACAGGGAGCGCAACCTGTTGCAACACCAGAGAGAGATCAGGAAGATCGAGCAGAACCAGGAGAAGCTGGAGAACGATCTGAGGGTCAAACTAGAGGAGATCGCCAACAAGCTCACTGAATTGGATCTGGAACATCCGACCACAGAGGTTCCGGGGAGTAGAGCGTGACCGACGAAGGTAAATTGCGCGAGCAGTATGAGCGCGGAGAGCGCGCCAAGAGCGTGTTGAACAACGAGTTGATCCAGGAGGCATTCGAAAAGATCGAGAAGGAACTGGATCATGCATGGAAGAATTCGTCGGCAGATGACGAGAAGGGGCGGTATAATGCCTATCTGATGTATCGTTTGCTACAAAACCTCAAGCAGCAATTCACGCATGTCGTGACTACGGGCGAACACGCGGGTACCGAATTGCTGAAACTGGAGGAAAGGAAGAAATCTGCATTCCGCAAGTGAGCGGAATCCCGTTGTGAGACGGCACATTCCCAAAGCTGGAGGTTGTAATGACCGAAGAAAGTGAGGCTCCAACCACAGAGTCTACTGAAGCCGAGGCCCCCGAGCGGCCTCTTTCGCTGCTGGCCACCGAGGTGTACGGCAGCGATTTTAGACAACGTGAACCCGCCCCGAGTGAGGCCGATGCAGAAGCCGCACCGGCCGAGGAATCTTCGGAGACGAAAGAGCAGCCCGAGGCGGAAGGTGAGGAACAGGAAGAGTCGGCAGAGGCCGATGAATCCGGAGAAGACGAGGCAGAACCAATTGCTTCGTTCGAGGAACTGATCGAGCACCAGGAATGGGATCCCGAATGGGCCAAATCTCTGAAGGTGCCGGTCAAGGTGGACGGCGAAGAAGCCGAGGCCACCATTGATGATCTGGTATCCAATTACCAGATGAACACGGCCGCAGAGAAGCGGCTGGAAGAAGCCAAGTCGAAAGCCAAATCCATTACCGAGGAGGCGGCTGAGAGAAGCAAGGCTGTAGAAGAGCGGTTTGCGACCGCTGCAAAACTCATCGAGAACGCTGAAAAGCTGATCGATGAGGATTCCGAGAGAATCAACTGGGCACAGCTTCGCGAGGATGATCCTGCCGAATACTCGGCGAAGAAGACCGAAGTCGCGGAGCGCAGGGAGCGTATCGAGCGCATGAAGCGTGAGGCTGCTGAAGAGTATCGAAGTTCGATACAGCAGTATCAGGAAAAGACCCGGGAGGAACGCCAACAAATGCTCCAGAAGGAGCAGGAAGCGTTAGTGCAAGCCATACCAGAGTTTGCCGACGAAAAGAAGGCGGCAGCGGAGAAGAAGCAGATTGCTGAATACCTGATGAACCAGGGATTCAGCGAGCAGGATGTCATGGGAGCCTCCGACCATAGGCTCATCGTGCTTGCTCGAAAAGCCATGCTTCACGACTCAGGCCAGCAGAAAGTGGATGCTGCGAGGAAGAAGGTGGCGAAGGTGCCAAAGGTTGTAAAACCCGGAACACCCAAGCCGAAGGAAAAGGTGAATGAGGAAAAGGTGCAGAAGGCGCGCGACAGGTTCAGGAAGTCACGCAATCTCGATGATGCCTTTGAACTCATGAAAACACGACGAACACTCGGAGGCTAATGCAATGGCACAGCCAAGTAATACATTCGCAACAAACGACATGAAGGGTATTCGGGAGGACTTGTCTGACATTATATATGACGTGAGTCCAGTCGAAACCCCGTTCCAGAACTCGGTCCCTCGTGTAGAGGCGACCAACACTACCCACGAATGGCAGGTCGATTCTCTCGCCGCTGCCGCAACCAATGCGGTAATCGAGGGTGACGATGCCACGACTGATGCATCGAGCGCGACTACGCGCCTGAGCAACAACATGCAGATTTCGGACAAGGTAGCCCGCGTCACTGGCACCGGCCGCGCTGTCAATACGGCAGGCCGTGCAGATGAACTCGACTACCAGATGCTGAAGCGTGCGCGTGAGCTTCGTCGCGACCAGGAGAAGGTTCTTCTGGAAAATCAGGCGAAAGTGACGGGTAATGACACGACGGCCCGACAGTTGGGTGCAATTGGATCGTGGATTACCACGAACGACGACTTTGCGTCTGATGGCGGTAGCCCGACTGCTGCCGATGGTACGGATGCTCGTACTGATGGCACTCAGCGCGCATTCACCGAGGACCAGCTCAAGACGGTATTGAAGCTGGTGTTTGATGAAGGCGGTCAGCCTGATCTTCTGATGGTGGGTCCGTTCAACCGTCAGGTTGCATCGAGCTTCAGCGACGGCCGGACCGTCTTGCAGAGGGCCGAGGACGAGAAGCTCAATGACACGTTCAACGTCTATGCGTCGGATTTCGGCGAGTTGAAGATCGTTCCGAACCGCTTTCAGAGGGCTCGGGATGCACTGGTCCTTCAGTCGGACATGTGGGCGGTTGCGTTCCTTCCGGGGCGTAACATGGTTACTACCGACCTGGCGAAGACCGGCGATACCGACCGCCGTCAGATCCTGAGTGAATACACTCTGGAGAGCCGTAACGAAAAGGCGAGCGGCATGGTCGCTGACCTGACCACCAGCTAATGGCTGGTAGTTGTTTGGAGGGGGCCTTTTGGCCCCCTTTCTTTTGGAGAACTGGAAATGGCTAATACATATCCGAGGCAGCCGCCTCTTCAAAGCAAGAATCTCACTATCGAGATTCCTGACATTTCGTCTGCGGATCAGCGTTTTGTTGCGCCCGGTTTCAGCGGCAAGATTACCCGTGTTTCTTCGGCCCTAAATGGTTCCATTTCGGGATCTGATGCAACGCTCACGCCCAAGATCAGTGGGACTGCGGTAACGGGTGGTGCGATTACTGTCGCACAGTCCGGCTCGGGTGCGGGTGATGTGGATTCATCGACGCCGACCGGGGCCAACACGTTTACCGCGACTGACAACATCGAGATCGAGACCGACGGCGGTTCCACGGGAGCCGTTGCCGTCGTGATCAATATCGAGTGTGAGGTGATCTGATGAGTGGCGTGACGCGGGAAGTTGGAAGCTGGACCGAGAGAGATAGCCAGGACAACAGCACGGCCACGGCCACCCGCGCTGCCCCTTCGGGAGGTCTCCGACATTTCATTACAGGAGTGTCGGGGACTTTTGATTCGTCTGTGTCCGGGGTCTCATTGACGCTGAAGGAGGGCTCGACGATTGTTGCAAGGTGGTATGTCTTCGACGTATTCGCACAATCGTTCGTCTCTCCTATCATGCTTAGTCCCGGCACTGCCGCCAATCTTGAACTGGCGGCATCGGGCAGTGCGGGCGTTGTCGGTGATGTCAATCTTCATGGATACACGCTGTGAAATTGCTCGGCAGTGAGACCGTCAACGGCATTACCGAACGGTATTGGCTGCATACGGGCGAACGTGGTGAGGACGTTATCACCGTGGAGACCTCCGAAGACGTGCAGAGGGTGTTCGAGGCGGTGCGACATCAGTCGGAGCAGAAATACAAGGACTTTCACTATGTTGCCTCGATTCCCCAGACTGTCATCTCGGAAATCTGCAAGGTGAACGCAGAGCGTTGGGGGATCAAGCCGCGTGATGTGTTTCGGGAGTTGATACAGAACCGGACGAACCGAGCGCAGAAGACATGGCGATTACTGACTCAGGGCCGTGAATACCGCCAGCTGCAAGCGAAGGCATACCGATGAGCGTCGTTTTCAATGCAAACCTGAAGACCGAGATCAACAATCATCTGGATCGGAGTCTATCGGATGCGGATCTGGATACGTTGATCGATCTGGCCGAAGCACGCCACAAGCGCGATATTCGGATTCGAGACATGATCGTTCGTCTGGAATCATCGGTGTCCAGTCGGTTCATATCTCTGCCGAGTGACTTTCTGGAACTTCAATCGTTTCGACTTCTTACCAATCCGGTAACCATTCTCGAAGAGGTGAGTCGATTCGAAATGTCTCGAATTCGCGAGGAAGCGAACGACAAGCCGACGCGGTTTGCGATCCATGGCGATGAGATTGAATTCA